CAGGTCTTCCAGTTTTCCAGGTCTTTGACGGCGTTTTCGAGGTAGGCAAAATCCCGTTGTGTGGGTTTGGCTTCGACGTCGGTTTTGAGGTCTTTGATATCGCCTCGAATGAGGGTGACGGCGCGGAACAGTTCGCCGTTGGTGATCGCTGTTTCATCCGTTCCGGCGCTCACAGCGATTCACGCTCGGGCGTGTTGGGGATTGCCAGGGCCGGGGCCCCGATGCCAAAGACGGCGGTGGCTACGTTGACAATGGCGGGCACGTACTCCCCCGGCACAAGGCGCATGACTTGCAGAAGAAGGATCACCGCAATGCAGACCTTGTAGAGATATTTCCGGGTTTCCGGGTTCCTGATATTCAATTGTGTCCCCTAGTTTGTGTTATCGTTTGAAGATTTCCGCGAATGCGTTGCGGGTTTTTGCGTTGTCGAAAAGTGTGTTCGCGTTGTTGAATGCTGTGCGAAGTGTTTGGATCATTTTGTCATTGTAGCGTACCAGAATTTTTCCTTCCGCCATTTTGTCTGCCAGCATGGTAAAGACGATTTCCTGTTTCGGCCGTCGCTCTTGAATATAGAATTTGCGTTCGATTCCGTCAAGCCACACACTAAACATGCCGTGTTTCGTCTCCACGGTGTACACGTATTTGGCGGCAGCGGTTTTGAATTGCAACAGGTGGTCATGGTTGTCAGCGAATTCAGACCCTACCGCGTAATCGGCGTACTCACTCCCCGCAATGAATTTACCGAACGCGGTTTCGTAGACACCCGTGGAGAATTCCGCCGAATCCGCGAAGTGGCAGAGGATAAAAGGAATTCCTGTGTCGGGGTCGATTCGTTTCCTTACGAATTCGCCTGACTGATCGGGCTTTATGTCGTACGCGAGGAAATACGGGTTCATCATGTCGGCGGCGTTTGCCAGGAAGAAAACCCGCGTTTTGTCTTTCCACCGGTCAACGGTGGAGTAAAAGTTCATGAACGCAACATCTTCTTTTGGAAGGTAATGCGTAGCGCCTTTTTCGATGATGAATTCATCAAAAATAATTGTCTTGACGTTATGGTATGAGACGCCTTTACGCGACTGCGCTGTTGAGAGTGGAACAAAAAATCCGATGATTTGCCATTCCCTGCCTTTGTTGTCGCGTGTTTCGGCGGGTGCCATTTCCGCCGTGTAGCCGTTAATGCGGAAATCCCACTCTGGAAATGCCTCCCAAATGTCGGCAAAGAATGCGTCTTTGCTGATCTTCAGTTCATCTTTGTAGCGCCGCAAATAAATGAACTGGTCCCCGCTCTTAATGGCTTTGCTAATGACCTTGTGTTTAGCGCCGTACGTTTTACCCAATCCACGGGCACCAATAAGGAAATTGAAGTAGGCGTTAAAGGAGAATATTTTGTCGAAATTGTAGTACGCTAGTTTTACTTTGTTTCCCATGACGTGTGGCGTCCTAACTAGATAATGACGCCGTGTGCGCGTAGCACGGGGAGCGGGTCAATTGGATTTCCGTAGGGCGGTGCCCACGGATCATTTATTGCACCATTGTAACATTCGAGGTGCAAATGCCTTCCCGTCACATTCCCCGTAGCACCCTCAACACCCAGGACAGTACCCGCCGTAACGGTAGAGCCAACAGTCACAGCCGGGGCATTTGCCATGTGGAAGAAACTGAACGTGTACTTCCCATCCGTGGTGTGGCCTTTCACGTAGTTACCCGCCGTCCCCTTATCCGGGTTGCTCGTGGAGTAGGCGCGGGCGACGGTAATCACCAAATCGCACGGGGCCAGGATGTTACCCGCCGCGCCACTGTTAGCCAGGTCACTTCCAAAGTGGAATCCACCGTTAATATCCGCAGTTCCTGCTGGGGTGCTGCGCGGCCCGTACGGGCTCGTAAGCGTCGCGCCCGGTAGCGGGTGCATCCATGCGCCCGTGCCCGCTGGTGGGGCTGGTTGGACGGGTGTGGGCGGTGTGGCAGGTGTGCGCCCGATCCAGTGCCCCCGCCCGTCGGGCAGATACGTGACGACTTCGTTGTCTTGGAACCGGACGTGAAGCTGATCCCCTACGAGTGTGATGTACCGCACGTTGCCGTTAGGTTTCGACGGGGCCGTTTCCGGGGCCGGATCGACGCCGGTCAAATCCGCAACTGACACCAGGTCGTAAACGGTCCGGTACCGTGCCCCGTACTGCCCCAACACGCTGTCTGCCAGGGTGGCGGCGTGAATCTGATCCAGCGTGGCCGTGGTGGAGATGGTGCCGACGACGCGGAGCGCCGACGCCGGGGACTGGTGATGCATCGCAAAGAAATAAATCACGGTCGCCGTGTTCGCGTCCGGGTCAAAACCATACGACACGGCAACAGCCTTGTACGCGTCCATGTCCGTTGTGAGCGTGGCATTCTGGATGCCCTGGTTGCGGGTGAGGACACCGGCCAGCGAATCCCCTTCCGCGCGGGTGAGATAGCGCGTGTTCCAAAACGCGTCAGAGGATGCAATGCCGATCAGCTGGGAGTTGAGTGATTCGGCTACGCCGTACCATGCACCGGGGTTCCCCGTCCGCATGCTGTTCAACAGCGCGGCGGCACGGGTCCCGAACCACTGCGCAACACCAACAGTGATCGGGTCATTGTAATTGATCGCCCCATAGTTGAGGTCGGATTCAACGGTGCCGATAACTTTGACGGCCAGTTTCTTCGCGGTTGCATCATACATACTCACAGGGTACAGGAAAGGCCCCGGACCATTTGGTCCGGGGCCTTAGTACCATCTAATGAAAGAGTCTGCGATTAAGTTTGGCGCGCTCAAATTCTTCCGTGCCGATAGACCGTTGTGACGGGTGTAGTCGCGTGTTGGCGTACCATTCACGCGCGTATTCGGCTATTGCTTCCATGCGCGCCGGGGTTGAGAGGTTTACGTTATCTGCAATCATCTGGATTGCCAGCAGGTCCGAATTGGACCTGCTGACAACCTGGGAACTATCCAACCTTGACGCCGTAATCAAGGCCGGTAGCCGCCACAACACGGTACATGGTGCCAAGCTTATTGACGCCAGCAAGGGCCGTTGCGCGGTCCATGTCCTTCCAGAATACGCGGTTGAATGCGTCCAGGATATCGAAGGTTTCAGCTTCGGTGGAGAGGGAAAGAACCTGCATGGCTGCCTCCTGGCGGCTCGGTATCGGCTTGTTCCGATGTAATTAGTATAGCATGCAATTCATGCGCCATGCAATACTTACGCGGGAATCCGTGTAACCGTGAACTTAGGGACGGGGCTAACGGTGAACTTCGGGGCGGGCGGCGTTGGTGCCGGTGCAATCCAATAATCATTCTGCGGGTTGTACTTTTTCAGCATGCGGAGTCGGTTGTTGGCGGCCTGGATGGTTTCGAGGTGTGATTCAACGGTGACGGCGTTTCCGGTGCTTTCGATGATGCGTACCATGTTAGCCCTCGTACGGTTCGTAGCGGTCAATGTTGAAGGGCTGGTTGTATTCGCGGCCCGTCAGCACCCAATCGAGTACCTGGATGCGGGTCATAATTTCTGCTTTGCTGCGCTCCATGAGTTCGGGGGAGAGTATCGGATCATCGTCCCGGACCATCTGCATCACGTAGAGCAGATCAACGTTTTCTTTGATTTCTTTGCGGATCTGGCGTTCCGTTTTCATGTCGTTCTCCCCGGTTGTGGCGTTCCTGCGTTCTGTAATTATTATTATTGCACACGACGTAGGCCGCAAGCAAATACTTGCGGCCTACGATTCTTACGCGTGAAATCCCCTGTCGTGGGTCACGACTCGGGGAGCCCCATGACGCCGAAGATCCAGATATTGCCGAGCGGGTAGGTGGTGGTGTTGATGGTGGTCGGGTCGAGGCCAACGGATTTTGCTGCGCCGTGGGTGAGGTAGAACCGCATGTTCGTATTGGGTGTGGTGATGTATGCGCCTGTATGGTCACGTACGCCAATCTCAATGAACGTGGAGCCGGTGGGGGATGCGTCGGGGGAGACGCTGTACTGGTATTGCCCGCCGCGCGGGGTGATGGACACGGCGTAGGTCATATCACTGGCAATGGCCTTGTGTTCGAGGTGGATTTTTCCGCCACTGAACCAGATGTTGGAGAACTCCCCCGAATCAGACACCCAGGTTGTGCCGTCGTACGACACGTAGTCCGCCACTGGTGGCATGTTCCGGCTCATTTTGATATCCGCATACGCCGGCGTGACGGATGCTCCCATGGTGAAGCCTGCCCGCCCCAGGGTTTCATCCGGCACCGCCACCAGTGAGACGGTCATGTTCGCGCCCAAGGAGCCGTAGTTGACACGGATTTTCCCAGAGTCGGTCACAACACTGTCGATGTGTACGGGCCGGTGGGTGGATGATTCGGTGAGTGGTTGCCAGTACCCAGACCCTGCGCCGTCATTGCGGAGCACACCCGCAACCCACCCATAGCGGTGGCCGTCGTTGGCGGCGAGACCGTCAGTGTACAGCGCATCCAGGGCCTTCCGTACGTCGCTGTCAGGGTCGAGGATCAGCCCCTTAATGGCGGCGTCATTCACGGAGTACAGCGCATCCAGCGCCGCACGGATAGCCGACGCCGGGGTATTGATCAGTCCCGCAACGGCGGAATCATTCAGCGCCTGTAGCTCACCCTCAATACCCGCAATGAAGTCGAGAAACTTTGCTTCCCAGTTGACGGCAATGTCGTTGACGTCGTTGAACAGCTTCCCGAGTGCGCCGTTGAATTCATCCGGCAACGTGGTCTGCATGTACTCAGACAGGCGCATCAGGATTTCCTGATACGTGCTCCCTGTCCGGTACGTGAAACCCGTGATGTTGGAGATGGGGTCAAGCCTGTTAGGCAAACCAAGGGGAGTAATAGTCATAACCGTATCCGTTTCTGTTAGTGGTGTAATCGTCGCCATTGCCCCAAAGGCCCATGAACAATTCATCCAGTTCGTTGAGGATCATCATATCCACGTTCACAAAGGTGGCGCGGAGTTGGAAGATAACGGCCGCTGCGTTGCCTTGGAAGCCGGAGACGCCGCCCTCACTTTTGGTGGTTTGGGTGTTGGTGCCGGTGTTGTCTGTTGATCCTGTGACCGTTGACGTGCCGATGGTATCCCCACTGCTGGTGGCGTAGTCGCCGGTGTCGGAGAGTAGTTCCTGGGGATGGTCGGAGTTGACGGCGCGGGATTTCGCGCCCGATGCGGAGTCGGTTTTGGAGGTCGCCGCGCTCGTGGCGGTTGAGTCCTGCTCGCCAACGTTTTTCATGTCAATTGTTTTGAGCGGGTCAAACTTAATCCGCGACGCCTCATAATGCTGATTATAGAGCGGCATGATGTTATTCATGCGCACCCGCAACTGGTGAATAAACAGCGAGTGGGTTTCGTGTCCGATTTCGCGGTTCCAAAAATGATCAATGATCTTCTTGTTCAACTGGGGCCGGTAGCCTTCATCAAACAAGGGGTATTCATTCAGCCCAATGTCAGGATAAAGCTCCAACACGTCTTTCAGATAGCTGGTGTACGTTGCCATTTATGCGGCGTCCTCTCCTGCATCGGCGGCGGGTGTCGGTTCCGGCTCTTTGAAGTAGTCAACGGTGATGTTGAGACCGAACATGTCGTTGATTTGTTTGGCGGCGCGTTGCCGGGAGTTGAGGGCGACGTTTTTCATGGCGTCTACTTGTTCATCGTTCGCCCCGACTTCGGATGATACGAGGCGTTCTTTCTTGTCCTGGTTGGCGTGGTTGATTCCCAACAGTCCCATGCATTCATTCCATAGGCGGGTTCGGGCGGTTTGGAGGTCGGAGAGGTAGCCGGAGGGTACGCCCAAATCCAGGACTTCAATGTCGTCCAGGTTGAGGGTGTCGGCGGCGAAGATCACCCCTTGTCCTTCCTCGTGCATGCGGTTGAGGTTCGACATGGTGAGCCGCTGATTTTCTTTGGCTTTAATGACTTTGGGTTGTCTCATGTTGTCGCCGGTGATTTCGATAGTCCTATCGAATTTGGCGATTTTCATGGCGTACATTTCCACCACATCCGTTTCCGGCGTCCGCAAATAGTTCGCGTAAATCGGGACAGCCTTTTTAACGGACAATTCCAGCGGCTGACGGTTGGAGCCGATTACGGTAAAGGATGTGGGTTCGTCAAAGGCGTTCATGTACCCGACGTTCGCACCCTGCGCCACAACATCCATTCCCGTCAGTTTGTCGTGGTAGTAGACGCACATTCCCCGGTAAAAGATTTCCAGTTCCAGAAACCTGGGGTTCACTGAATCGGGGAGCCCCTTCCACTCAAACCGGTTCATGCACATTTCCGAAATAACACGCCTTAGCATCATTTCCGTGAACGCCTGCTGATCCTTCGCAGGGTTCCGCTGGCGTTTACCCGCGCTCAAATGCGGATTGTAAAAGTTCGTGAGAACCAAATCAGTACGTCCCATTTACAGGATCACACCTCCCAGGGGCATGTTGTCCCCTATATCAATGGTGCCGATATCGGCGGGATTCGCCCACACGGTCACACCCTTTTCAAAAATACCCCGAATTGCCTGCTTAAACATTTCAGGGCATTCAGCCGCCGTAATGTACGTTTCACGTACTTTCCAGTACGTGAACTTTTCCATTACTTGCAGGCTGTCCGGCATTTTGCCGAACCTGTTTACAGCATAACCATACCGCAGCCAGTATTCACCATTCGCCGCCATAGCTGACGGCTGGATCATTTTGAGCTTCAGATCATAGCCCCACTTATACGTTGCCAGGTTGAACGCATCGCCGCCCATCTGCCCGCTCGTGGTCGGCTGAATCAACCGAGCATCCTGCACTTTCGCGTTGATACCCGCAATGGCATTCTGATAATCACCCTGAGCCGCGAAATCCCCATACGTTTTGTTGGTGTCGCGCGTGAAGCCCGAGAGTTCATTCTGTGAACGGTTCACACCGGCTGAGAGGGTGTTGCCGATTCCGGTTGACTGGTTCCGCTGGTTTGCCTCGATAGCTACGGATGCGGCGGTTCCTGCCGCGTTCATTGCAACACCCGCCGCCATGCCAGCCGGTCCCGCCGCTGCCCCGTTCATGCCAGCCTGTAGCCCTCCGGTGAGGACGTTTTGCGCTCCCCGGTAAACAGATGTTTGGTTGGCAAGGTTGGCCTGCTGGTTGGCCGCGTTGATGCCCTGCTGATTCACACCCTGGGAGGTTGCGATTCCTGCCGTCGCCTGCGCCGCGGCTACCTCGTTGCCTTGCATGGCGCGCTGCTGTGACCAATCAGCGCTCGAGTGCTGGAAAGCAATTCCGTGGGCGTTGGACGCCATGAATCCCATGTACCCGTTGTTGACCAGGGAGAACGTGGGGAAGTTGAAAATGCCGGTAGCAAAGTCGTAGAACTCGCCCCCGTCATTGAACACCCCGTAAGCATCCGTCACCGGGTCAACACCGGGCGATGCCGCGTTATAGCGGTACGGGTAAAACAGGAGACGCGGGCCGGGTTCCGCAAAGTGCGGAACCTCGATAACGGTGGCGTGGGGATCATTCCAGGACTCCGGTTTAATCACCAAAGGCGTGCCCGTGTACGCCGTCATTTCAATAGCACTGTACGGGTGAACCAAAAACTTTTTCAGATGGTTGTACCGGCCTTCATGGCCCAACACAACGTCGTTGCGCCAATTCGTCGCCATTTGCACTTTACGGTTCGACAAGGAACCGGCGTTGACCGAATGCATGTTGACCCCGGCAATGGTTACGGGGCTGGTGTTCATTTTGTAGAAGTCAATGGACGGGATAGCCGCAATACGGATCACACCCTGAGTAATCCACGGCTTATCAGAGAACGCCGTCAGGAATGCGCGGAAGTCGTTAAGGGTGTCAAAAATGTAGGTTTCGGCCCCGTTCGGAAGGTTCTCCAACAGGGACCCATCGGAAGAATTCAGTTTCGGATCAGAAAGGGTGCCCGGGTCAACATCCAGCTTCACGGTGGAAGTAACCATGATGCTGTAGGCGTTCGTGTCCGCTGAGACGTTGCGGGCGGTCGCCAGGGTCGTGGACCACTGGTCGATGATCTGATACTCCCCGCCGACGTCGAGGCCTTCCGGGATGGTGAGAAATTCGCGCCCGAAATCGTTGAACTGATTCTCATTCGCAATACCGATATGACCGCGCTCGATATAGCAGTTGCCAAACGAAATGCCGTACCCAAAGGTTTGGAACACGTCAAGCTGCACCATGAAACGGGTGGTGTTGGGGTTCACATACTCGGGCGCACCGATGAAATAGTAGAACGCCCGATCAACGTCGCCGTCGATAGGCTGGGCGGGATTGAACGCCCGCAAATAGTTGTAGCGCTGCGCCACGTTGAAAGGGATATTCAACGCAATGGGCTGGCCGAAACGGGCATAGGTGGCGTTTTGGATCGTGATTTGCGGGCCTGAATCATTCAACAACCAGTCATCCAACGCGGCGGGATTCTCGAACCGGACTACGTCGCGGTAATCCGAATTCCAAGGAACCGTGTGCAAGCTAATCCGGGTGCGGGCACCCCAAAGCGAATAGTTAAAGTCAAGACCATGTGAACGGGTCTGCGGCAATTCCTCAATTTGATTCATAGTATCTACGATACACGTCACTAGCACGGCCAATATTATGAAACAAGGAATCTGACGCACCTGGCTAAGCGCGGACACAAGAAAGCCCCTCCGCTTTACGCGGAGGGGCTTTCTTGTCAGGAGCGCCACAGCCCCGGAACTAGCCTGTCATGGGGATCAGACTAGTTCACGGTAACAGTGTACACGGGATCGCCGGGTGCGCTGTTCGCGGTCACGGTGAACACATCACCAGCCTCATTCAGTTCAATGAGAACGTCGCCCGAGTCGGGGCCGCTCACAACGATTTCATCCAGGGTAGTCGTGCCGCCCGGAACAATCACGGTGTACGCGGTGGTGCCCGGTGCGAACGCCGGGGACACGGCGACACCCTCAACCGTGATGCCCGTGACCGCCTGCGACGCGTCGCCGGCAATCGGCCAGGAAACAGTCGAGTCGCCCGAGACGGTGAGCGTCTTGACGGCAGACTTGACACCGTCCTTCTGCAAGCCCTTCGGATCAGTCCACGTTGCAATAGCCTGAACGCTCAGGCTGGTTGCTCCTTCGTCGCCGCCGACGTGCAGAACACCCGTCATGCTGATCCACGTACGCTGCGAAGTGTTGCCGGTCAGGGTGTAGCGTACGGCGTTGTTATCCCCGCCAGCCGGGGTAGTGGTGGCCTCAGCGTACAGGCTGTACAGTTCGCCGCGCTGGACATCGGTCACGGCGTCACCGGCGCGGTTGGTTACGGCAACAGCGGTCACGGAGGTGACGGGGGTCTGAATCACGGGCTGGTCGTCTCCCCGGTGGCTGGTGAACATGACAGCCGGAACAAACCGGCTCGCGGAAATGAGGCCGTGGTGGTGAAGCCACGTATTCGTGTGCAGCGCCGACGGGTTCCACAGCGTTTCGGTACGGAACACCGTATCCGCCACAACAAAGAAGTCCTTCGTCGTGAGAATGGCCTGACACCCATCGATCCCGAACCGCTCCTGCGGAATCGTGACGGTTCGCTCATTGATGCGTGCCTTGTCGATGTTGAACGCACCGGCCAGGGCTTCCACGTCGATAGCGGCGGCGAACTCGGGCGACTGGAACAGGTACAGGTCATCCGGGTTTGCGTGGGCCATCATGCCCGCCGCGTTGTACTTCGTCGAGAGGAACGGCAGCGTCTCGGTAATGGCGCGGATGGTGCGGAGCGCACGGCGCGCGTCCGTCCCGTCGGAATCCATGTCGATCACGTCGGGGATCTGTACCTTGTAGAATCCGCCGTTGGCCTCATACTCAGCGAAAAGCTGGGTCATGAGAAGGAATTCATCCAGGTTGTCAGACGTTGACGGCGCGGCCATTTCCGCCGCAATCAGCGACTGCAAACCGTTCGGGGTGTCGAACGCCGGGCCGGTCAGGACATTGTTGATGGTGATCTTGTACTTGTCGCGCCGGTTGGTGCGGTGGAAGTTGTTCTCCACGTACACCTTGGACGTGCCGAAAAGTTCCTTTTCGAGTTCCTCCCGGTCCGGGTCGTACGTGGTGGCCTTAATGATGCCAACCGCGATTTCCTCGATCGTGTCGCCACGGGTGAGCATGCCGCGCTTGAACGGGGCCATGGGGTTCGTCCAGGAGGTGTTGCGGATGATCTGCAAACCCACCTTGTTAATCAGCAGGGAATGGAATTCGTTGGCCTGGGGCTGGTACGTGTCAAGCGCCTTGATGGTCGCCTGAATCTTGCCCTTTGTCGCGGCGGGAATGCGGTCCTGGTAATCCGGGGAAGCATTCTTGCGAATGTAGTTAAGCATCTGCCAATTCTCAGTTGGCTTGAGGGGCCGTACGTCGAGTGCCATTATGAAATTGTTTCCTTTACCTAGTTACCGAAAATGTCGTCGTCGTCAGGCTCAATGTCGCCGGAATCGTCGTCGTCATCTTCCCCAGCCGGTTTCGGCGCGGGTGTTGCCTGTAGCATATCCCAATTCGCCGCCTTTAGTTTGATCGCTTCTGCTTCCCTTTCAGCAATCGTCTGCTGTGCTGCGGTAATGCGCGATTCGCGTTCCGCGACGGCGGCGTTGGAAAGGTCCAAATCCCTGTCGTATTCCGCCGCGATATCCGTGGTGAAATTCTCGGGCAGGAGGGCCGTCTGTTCCGGCGTCAGTGCGGCCAGGAGGTCATGAATACGTGCCATGGTGGTGTGCTCCTAAAGTGTGGGGTTAAGGCGAAAACCCACCCCATCCAGGGGACGGGGTGGGTTTTCTATTCGGGCTAACAGGAAAATG